TTCTTTTTTTGTGTCCTAAACAAGCTAAATCCCCCCGCTCCTAAAAATCCTAAAAAGACAAATTCTTTAACATCAAATTTATTATCTACTAATGGCATAAAAGCATAAATAGAAGCAATAAAAAAACTACTAAATGTCATTAACCTTTTTTGACTCCATTTGCCATTTGAAGTTAAAGTGTCTTTTAATATTTTCATTTATCTTTATTTTTGTATGCTCTTATTAAATCAGCTATTACTATGGCTATACAAGCATAAAAAAGCCAAAATGATATAAAGTATATATTAGGATAAAAACAAGCTAAAAAACAGCCAAAAGCACCTCCTAATGCAGTTCTTTTAACATCGTTTATATCGTGTTTAATTTTAAAAGCATATTCATTTATAAACTCCCAAAATGCCCCAATAGCACCGCCAAATATTAACCCAATTATTATTGAACCAAATACCTTTTCAAATAACCTAAAGTCATTTACATAAGTAGCATTCCCAATGCAGTAAAGAAATACAAAACCTAATATGTAATGTGCTACATTTCTAATTTGTCTCATATCTGTATAGCTTCTGCTTGTTGGAATATCTCATCTACTTGGTAATCGCTCATTTGCGTAACTGACTGAATGAATAAAACAGTTTGAGAATATCTTTCTACTGTTGTGCCATAATTCCATACATTTTTAGCAGCAGTTTTAGTTGGCTCATCTAATTGGTCTAACGCACTTTCAATAGTTGGCACTAAATTCATTAAATTTAAAATAGTTCGTACTCTCCAAAGTTGAGTTTCTGTTGGTGTTGCATCTTTAAATGCTTGCTCTATTTCTGCTGGTGTTGCTCCCTCGTAAAACTCTCTTGTGTCGAAGTTAAAGTAAGGTTTAACCATTTGAACTTGTAAAAGTTCATCGATTAAAACTTCTGTTTCTAAACATTCATTTGAGTAGGTTGCACCTATAACTCTATTGGTTGCTATTTCTATTATTGTTTTCATATTAATTCTGTATGGATAACATATTACCGATGATACTATCTGATGCATTTGCTAATTGAATAGTAGCAAAAATAAAAAATTGATTTGCTGGATTTAAAGCCATTGAGCCTAAACCAGCACCACTAGCAAAAATATCCGTTAACGTACTTGATGAAAATTGAAAACCATATAAATTGCCACCATTCAAATTAAAATTTCTTTGAATTATAACCGTTTGAGCCGTTGCTGTTCCACTATAAAATGCAAGTGTTGGAGCGGTTGAAACGTTGTTTGTTGTGTTTATTCTTAATCTTAAAGTAAAAGTTCCTAACGCAGTTGTTTTATTTGCTCCAAATAACACTCTTATAATGTCAGTACTATTAAAAGCATTAGCTGGTATTGTTGCAGTAAATATCGGAGGACTTTCAACGGTTGTTCCAGTAAAAACAGATTGTCCAGTTTGTATATTTTTATAAGGAGTGTAACTTAAAGCATTTTGTTTTAAAGCTAAAGCATCAAATACCGCATTTTGACTTGGTGCAATATTTGTAACTCCATTTACAATAGAATCCTCAATTATAGTTTTATTCTTCCAAAGGTCTGTTGAAGTTTCATAAATTAAACCTTGATTGTCTAAAGGTGTTACTAATTGAACATCGTGAATCTCTTCTAATTCATATCCGTTTTGAATACCTACTTCGATTTGTCCTAGTGTTGGATGTGAACGAGTAACTTTTCCAACATAAACTAAATGTGTTGGTGCTAATATTTTTGTTGAAGTATATGTTCCAGCAGTAACTCCAGATAAATAAAGTTGGTCGCCTTCTGAAAATGTTGAAGTGTTCAATCCAGTTATGTCTCCAATGATAACACAGTTTCCTAATCCATTGTTTAAAATGTCAGATTGTAACATTCCAAATGTTCGTGAACTTAAAGCATCGGTTGTAGCTAGTGCCTTTGATACTAATGCTTTGTTTCCATTTGCTCCACTAATATAAACTACTGTACCCTTTGTTAAGGTTGCACCAGTCATATTTTTAACCTCTCTCACTATTGTTGAAGCGGTACCAGCAGTTGGTATATCTAAAGCAGTAATAAATGGATTAACTCCGTCTGCTCCGTTATTAGTTAACTGGCTTGTTTGTGTTACTGCAGTTGGTATAGTTGGCTTATTTAGTATTTGAGCATCTCCAGTAGTAGCGTTCCAGTCTGCATTTACGTTTACTTCTGCTCCGGCAGCTATTCCAGCAAGTTTATTTTTTTCAGTTAGTGAATACTGTTTGTTTGTAGTTCCGTCTAGTATATTATCTTGGTTTAAAACTACATCTCCTACTAAAGTATTTACAGAAGTAACTGCTCCACCTCCTCCGCCTCCGGTAACTGTGTTAACGTTTATAGTAGTTAAATTAGGTTGAATAGTTAAACTAACCGTTTCAACTACTGGAGTAATATTTATGTCTATTATATCTGGCATCTTATCTAGTTATATCGCATTCAATTAAAAATTCTCCACTTAACCAAGTCTTTACAGTTCCGTCTGCAAATAAGATTTCTAAATCATATAAGTAGTTACCGGATGCTATATTTATAATCTGTTTGTTTATTCTAAATAAGCCTCCAGCAGCGTTAGTAATTGTTATTCCAGCATTTGCTACCGATGTCAAAGATAATGCAATAAGACCTCCGCATTCGTTTCTTAACTGCATTCTAATCGTTGCACCGGTAAGATTAATAACTACATTATTTTTAATTAAAGCAAAATTAACCGCCTCAAATGTATCTCCCTTTATATGTGTAAAATTATAACTCATTTCTTATTGATTTGTTTGCTTAAGTATTGCTTAACTTTTTGTAGATTTTCTTTCTTTATCTTATATGCGATAAATTTATTTTTTGGCTCTTTCATAGTACCCAGTTACAAGGATTAGCTTTTTGGTCTGGATACATATCGCTATCTCTATTAGTCCAGTACTCTGGAAATTTAGCTGCTGCGTTTATACCCATATAATCTATAAATCTAGTTGCGTAAAAGTCTGCAAATGTTCTATGCTTTTGGACTAATATATCTAACTCTTCTCGGCTTGGTGTTTCAGAGTTTTCGCTTCTATGTTTAAATACTCCTCCGTTTCTTATTTGGTAGTTTGCAAATGGTAAGTAGTCAATCATAGCAAAATGAATCAACATAGGTTGTACATAATCTTTTACCAAGTTTAAATAATCTCCCGTTAATGTCGAAGTATTTATTTTAGTTGTGATTGTGTTATAAAGTTGAGTACCTAAATAATTTTGTACGTGCATCTGTTGTGCAATCTTAATAAACTGCATAAACAAGTCAGCATCTACATTTCCGTTTAGGATAGTGTTTGCTTTTAGGTCTGTCTGTGTTATGAATAAAGTAGTTGGCATATTTATCCTCTATAATTTGGGTGATGTCCGTTGTTTGGCATATCTATCGGAGCAATTTTTGAATCAATTAAACCGGCTGGAGTTGGATTGTAACCCTCTATACTTGCAACCTCTTCGCTAGATGCTAAAGATTTGTCTACGTAAGGAGTTCCGTCTGTTTTAGTTTTTAATCTGTAAAGATTCTCATTCCAAAAATGGCCACAATTAACACCGCCCTTGAATCTGAATAGAGAGTAATTCTCGCCCTTGTGTCCGAATTCATTATTTACTCCTTGAAACGAAGCCATATCTATATCCTCTTTGCGATATACTACTCCGCTATTTGTTCGTGACATCATATTTACGCAGAATTCTCTAGAGTTTGTACTCTTGTATTTTTCTGCATACTCATAACGTACTTTATAAATGTCTTTGTCTAAATAACTTGGTTGACTTGGACTGCTTTTAATAAATCCTCCTAGCTTTGTGTCTTTTTTTGGAGTTATATGTTGCTTTGCCCAGTCTTCAATACTTGAATTATTATCGTCAAACTCTCTTTTATCTACCAATTCCCACTCATCCGATACCACTTCTCCGTCAAAAGAATTAATATCAAAACATTCGTGGTCATCGCTTAAAGTTTGTACTGGTGCTGCTTGTTGTATTGCAGATTTTAAACCTACTAAAGACCTAATCTCGTCAGCAGTCATAGACTCTAGTACTTTATTAGCTACCAATGGACTTAATGAGTTTATTCCGTCTATAATTGTGTTTGATTTTTCAGTTATAGTTAAGTCATTTACTGCATCTAAAGGTTGTAAAGTTTTAAAGTATAAATCTAAAGTGATTCCGTTATAAGCTAGTATGTTATTTAACTCTTTTATGATTAAGTTTTGGAATGGTTTTATTACTGTATTTTGCATTAAGATAGTTGCAGTCTGTAATTCGTCTGCATTGTTACCGAATCCGGTGTTATCTTTAATACCTAATAACATAGGACTTATAACTCTATGCGATACCATTATTTTACGCATACTTTCGTCACTTAAAAACTGGTATTGATTATGAGCATCGCTCAACTGGACCGGAGTAATAGTTGCTCCGTAATCATTTGAGTCATTAAACGATAAAATAAATCTTCCAGCGTTTGAAGTTCCAGAGAATTTTTGTGTTATTGCTCTTTCGATGTCTCTTTGCTCATCCTCTGTTGGAGTTCCGTTATTGAAGTTGATTAACATACTCGGAGCAAGTCCATTCATTATATTGTTTAAATGGTAGTTGCTTATTTCTTCCTCTAGTTCGCAGTATTGTAATCCTCCTTGCCAATCTGGTGGCGAGTAGTAATAGAATCCAGTCTTGTAAGGTTTAATATATAAAATTTCTTCGCTCTCTTGACTTGTACCAAATGCTGGTATAGGTCTTGGAGGATTCTGTCTAGATACTTTAGTCCAGTCATCTGCATAAAAATAAAACTCTACCTCTCCGTCCTCGTTACATTTTCCACTTCTTAAAGTTTCTATAGGCCAGTGGTTACATTCTACTATTCTAGTTCTGTCTATTGAATAAACAACTTGAATAGCACATTGTCCCATAGCTTTCAAATCATAACAAAGTCTTTCGGTTGTACTATCGTCAAATAATAACATCGCTTGTGCGTAGTCCTCTGGTTTGATTTGAGCATCCGTAGCATCTAATCCTTGACCGAATATCATTTGACTGATTCCGTTTACGATTGCGTTATTTGTAGGACTTCCATTTATACGGTCTTGAATATATCCAAAGTAATTATTATCGTCTCCATAAGATACCCACTCTTGATTTCTTACCTCGATAATTCTAGGACTTGTATAGGTTGCTAAATTGACTATTCCTATTCCAGTATTTTTAGGTTTTAATTCTATTTTTTTTCTCATATTATTGAAGTACGATAAAATCGTTGTTATTTGTATTCAGAGTAATAAAATTACCATTGTTTATAGAGTAGTTTTCAGCACTCTGGTTAGTCGAAAATAGTCTATCCTTATATAAGATATCATTTGAACTATTTAAGACGCTTAATTCAAAGAATCCACCCTCGTATAAACAAGTCAAGTTGCAGTCTATGTAAACTAAATCGTAAACATTTGGATATACATTTGTCGGTGTGAAAGTAAAGACTGTATTTTTTTGCTCGTCTCTGACTTTTAAAGTTAAACTTTCTCCCTCTATGTAGTTTCTAGGGATAGTTATAAATCTTTGAGTTGCGTTATCTTGGTTTACTACTGTCATAGTTATATAACGTATTTTTATTTTTTTTTGTAAATAAAAAAGGAGTGAACTAATCACTCCCTTTTTGTTACCGAATAAACCTCTATAGACTGACTTTATTACGGTGTTAATTGCGTTGGAGATGTACGAGCACCTATAATAGTTTTATTTACAAAAGGAGCAATCATAGGCTCTTCCGATGTAATTGTTAAAGTGTATCCAGTCATATCGCCCAAATTTGTGCCACTAGAAATTGTCCCGTTTACATTACATCCTCTTGTTAAACCTACTGCAAAATATTGTCCGTTATTGTCCTCAACAAATACGTGAGGTCTTGCTACAATCATTTTTTGTAATTCTACTTGTGTATCAGCATCAAGTTTATTCAATACAACTGTAAGTGTTTGTGCGTAAAATGTAGTTCCATTCTCGTCACTAGAAGTAATAGTTTGCTCTAAATTATTCCCTCCTTTTACATCGTATTTATACCAGTTTGTACCAGTTCCAGTAATTGCACTTATAGAGCCACCAGTCATAGTAATAGTTCCTAGTGTTCCATAGTCTGCAAAATATACAGTCTTTAAACCTCCGACAACGTCCTTACACGGTAATTTCCGTCCCGTACTCATTAAACAAGCCATATTTTTTTATATTTAAAAGTTAATAAATAGCCTCCCGTATTTCAGAGAGGCATTTAATTTAATTATGCTATTCCGTAAGTAACTGCATCTGCTCCGATACCTACTTGGATACCTCTTGAGAAACGTGCAATAAATCTAACGTTTTTGCTTCCGTCAATATCGGCCATATCAATCGTTTTAACAACGTTTGCATCGTCAGCTAAACCGAATCCTACAAATAAGTTTGAGATTTGAGCAGCTACCATTGTGTTAGCTGGTAAACCATTTGCAACAAAGATTGTAACTCCGTCAAAAGTTAACTCTTGTCCATTGTACCAAGTTGTACCGGCAGCGTTAACCCCAGCGTTTGAAGTTGCAGCTACTGAGAACCCCCCGAGACTGCGGATGTAGGCCTTAGCCACGTTTTGACTAACGTATAATCTTAGGTCTTCTGTTCCGTATAATGCTGCTGGAATAGCATCTACTACTCTTCCCATTTCTGCGATTACGTTAGCAGAAGTAATAGCTACCGGAGTAGCGATTGCAGTTGCTCCGTCTGTTTTCAATAATTTACCAAGTCCGTTAGTAGCATTCCAAAGGAAAGTCTCTGTATCGATAGCGATGTCTTTTAAAACTTTAGCGATAAAGAAATCAGAGAAAGTTGCTGGCATAACATCGAAACTAGAGTAACCCATTGATGCCGCTTCCCAATCTTGCTCGAATGGAGTCTTGCATAATTGTAAATTTACTTGTTTTTCTGCTACTGTTAAAACTTTGTCAGACAAAGTAACTGTTCCAGCATCTGTGAAATCACACGTAGCGTCTGCAACTAGGCCAGAAATAACGGCTTTCTTTACCGTAGTCTTGAATTTCACATTTGGAATTACAGTAACTCCATTGTTTGCGATTGTGTTCGCACTTAATACCGCAGCTGCGATATATTTACCGGCAAATTCTCCGGCATAATTTGAGGTAATCGTTGGTTGGTTTGGCATTTTGTTTTATTTTTTTAAGTTTATTTTTAATTAATTAGTTTGATAATGCTGCCATTATTCTGGCCTCTGTATTAGAGATGTTTTTTCCAGTATTTGCTTTCCCTAAATTTACTTTAGTGTCTGCTGGTTTGTGTACTGTTGCTTTTTTAGATACACTTGAAAGTGTTGCTTTCATTTCAGTCTGGTAAGCAGCTAAAGCATCTAGTTTAGATTTTAACTCTTCCATTTTTGGCTCAAGTGCTTCCATTACTTTAGTAAGGATTTCCTCTAGAGTAGCTGGCACTGCTTCTAGTTCTACTTCTGTTTCCGGTGCTACCTCTTCTGCTGGTGCTTCTTCTGTAGTTTCCTCTTCTGGCTCTGTTGACATTTCTACTTCCTCTGCTTCTGCTGCTGGAGTAGCTAATTCGCCAATCATTCCAATCTCGTAAACCTCCAAAGTTGTACCATCAGCCATTAGATAACTCCCAACTTCCAACGGTGTTTTGTTTTCTCCGTCAATAGCAAAAACTGGCATCCCTACCTCAAAGCTATCGGCTTCAATAACAGTTCCGTTATCTAGAGTCTGTTGCTCTAACTTCACATTTCTGCGAAGTAACGCATTAATGCGTGATAAAATTTCTGTGTTTTTCATATTTATAATTTATTAATTCTTATCCATATAACGAACTACTATTTTTTTTTGCATTTTTATTCTGCCTTTCTGTAAATAGTTCCTATTCCTTGTGCTTGTAATGAGCCGTCACAACATTTTCTAGAGTATTTATTGTCTGGACATAAACATCCTCTTTTGTCGTTTTTAGGACTAGTTCTACTCGGTGTTTTAAAATCTTTATTTGCCATAATTTAAAAGTGTATTAATTTCTAATAAATCTAATCCGGCTAGTATTTGCTCTTCTGTGTCATCAATTTTTGAAAGTGGAGTCTTTGCTTTGTCGGCAAAATATCCCTCAATAGAGAATCCTTTAACCTTACCAGTTTTAATAAAGTCATTCCATATCTTATCGTTGTTTACTTTAATAGTTCCCATCCAAGTACCTACTGGGACATTCAATTCGTAAAGTTTAGATTTGTCTTTGTCTGTGTCTTCTACTATCCAACTCTCTACCAT